ATGAGATTATTATAACGAAACTCCAAGTTTAACTAAAAACTTTGCAGGTATAGGTACTAGAAATTTAAATGAAGACGGAAGGCTAGCTATAACTTCAGTATACAAACAAACTTTTAATAATATATAATATAATAATATATATGAATAATATAGATATATACCCAACTATATACGATATAGATTTAGCTATATGTACTACTAAATGTAGTAATAATGATATAAAGAAGAACTTTATAACATTGTCTAAAAAAGAATTAACAGATAATGATTTAGATAGTGATTGTAAAGGATATACTTTTAGATTACTATCTCGTAAAGATAATAAAGTTACTATACTTGTTAGAATATTTCGTTCAGAAGGTAAGACTAAGAAAGAAAAAGATATTGATTTACTTAACACTATAGTTCATGAAGCTACGCATGTATTACTTGATACACATAGTAAGATTGGCGATAATATATCTTTAGATTATCAAGAGCCAGCAGCATACTATATGGGCTGGATTGTAAGTAATATCTATAAAACATATTTTAAAACAAACAAATCGTAATGAACAACGCAGAGATAAGTGCAATATTATACTATGCAGATTATCTATCATTAAAAGCTACAAGTAAGCCTGTAACTGATAATTGTAAGTATTTCTTTATACATGATACTCCAATAAATGCGTCGTTTGTAGTAAACTTACATCCATTCTATGATAAGTCGAATCAGTTCTATATAAAGGCTTATGAAGAATATAATCAACTTAAGAATAAATTTGGTGATAGTGGAGTGATGTCCTTTATAGAGAACATATCAGAATTGAAGTTTTGTGGTGTAGTTAATGCTAAACAGATGCTAAAGTGTATACATAGATACAGCACTACGATAGATAGAAAGAAAGCATTTTCAAGATATTACAGATGGCACGATAATTAGAAATACATACAATTTGTGTTGGATGAAGACGGATTAGAAAAAGAACAAGAGTGCTCAAGATACATAGCTCACATTGAAAGAAGCCGCGGTAAACGAATAGTTTATAGAAGCAATGAATCTGATTGATAAAGAGCAAAAATACAGATTTAAAAACAAATGTTATCCAAATGATGAGTGATATAGATATTTTAAGAGTGTAGTAAAGGATTTAATTTTATCTTAATAAAAATGGGGAAAATAAGTAAACACAGTAATCTTTATAGTAGACATGTAGAGTTGTTGAAAAAAGTTAACAGTGGTGGCATTTTAGAAGAATATACACTAAAAGAAGTTCAAGATTTAGTTGATAAACTTGGTACAGAGAAAGATAAAAGCGGTAATATAAAAAACCAATTTGGGTTTAATAATGCATCTTATGTACTAATGCAGATGTACAATAATCCTAAATATAGTAAAGAAAAAGAAAACTTTATAAAAGAATTAAATGACAGATTGCGAACAAATAAAGCTGACGTTGAAAGAACTCTTGAAGAAACTAGAGGAGAGCTTGAATTGTCAAAAGGAGACAAGACCAGTGTGGATAGTTGGCTCGAAACTGTACAAACTTCTACAGAAAGAGAATCTAATAATGAAATAAAAGATGAAAAAGAACGTTAACGAATTATATTACTTAGTATTCAAAGACGGGGTTAGTGTAGAGTACAATCCAAGAGTTATAGATGACTCATACATGTTTCCTTGTACGATAGAAGAAGCTCAATAGATAGTTAAGCTAAGAGGTGAGCAATACATGATATACAAACAAGCAAAAGAGCGTTATGAAACTAATAAAAAACAAAGTAGAAAAACTAGAGCAAAAGCATGACCTTTTAGGTGTTTACGAGCAAATAGAGATTGCTGGTCGTACGGCATACAAGTCATTGGATAAGATAGAGTATGATGAAAACGGTAGGTCTAAGACTGCAAAAGCTTTTGTAGACAAGATTATTAAACTAGGTCATGGTTCTCCACTTGAACACGGAACTATATACCTTAAGGTTCCTATTAATATAGATGTAGCTGGTAATTATTTAGATAATCAATACACATCATGTAAATTAATTACTCAATCTAATAAGTATGATAACTGTTGGGCTATAACTACAAACTATAGAGTTTTAGTTGAAAACAACCTACTTGACGACTTAAGGTATATCTGCGAACCTACTGAGTATCACACACTTAGACATACATTTAGATTAACATGTGCCAGAGTTCAAGCTGATTCTTTTGTAAGACATAGGGTATTCTCATTCTTGATGGAGTCTACAAGATATTGTAACTACAACGATGGTAAATTCGATGGCAAAATAACAGTCGTAGAGCCTACAAATTGGGATGATTTTAGCGCAGTACAACAGAATCTATTCTTTGGTAGTTGGGATTATTCTCAGCACAATTACATGATGTTAGTTAAGATTGGCGTAAAGCCAGAAGATGCTAGAGATGTTCTCCCATTACAGCTTAAAACAGAGTTGATTATGACTGGTACAACAAGTCAGTGGAACAAGTTCTTTAAACTGAGAATATCGGAGCATGCACACCCAGATGCAAAATATATAGCAGAGAAAATAAAAGAACAACTATGAATAAATTACTTAAAACTATAAAGTCTGTTTTTACAAAGAATAAACATACGTCTTATACAAGATATGTTAATAAGATTAACATAGTAAATAGCACTATAGTTAATCGAGTTTCATTAGCTAATATTAATAGTTGTAAACATGTGTTTAGTATAATTCCTGAAAAGAATGCTATACTTATAAACTGCAAAACTCATAACAACATCTCAAACTGGATAATTTTAAGCTTAATACACTTGTGTATATATTCAAAAGAAGAATTAGCTGATTATATCGATAAAGAATTGAAAGTTTTGGCTAAATAGGTAGATTGTAGCTATAATTATTACAAATTAGACAAGATACACTCGGAAACTAGAAGGTAATTTAAACAAACAGTATAATTTTAAATTAATTAAATAATATAAGATAATATGATTACATTTGATTTTAAATCGATTAGAAAGATGACTGACAGACAGTCTGAAATTGTACAAGAAATGCTTAATGGTGGAGGTTTTAAAACATGGTGTGTATTTGGCCGCCTCCTAACTATTGTTGCAGCAGTATTCTTGTTTAAATTAACAGCATTAAATACAAATGCAAGTACTACAGAAATTATATCTGGCTCTTTATTGAGTGCGCACTTGATGTTTGAGAACTTAAACATAGCGATATTTACACTTCTAAAATATAGATTGGCTCATGGTAAAGATGCATTTAAAAAGGCAAAAGAGTTTGTAGAATTATCTAAAAACAATAAAAAGTAATCTTGTGTAAATGTAGGAAGATTATAAAAACTATTTTTATTCTAAAATTAAAAAGTAGATTTAGACTGCACATAAATACCTGAACGATTACTACAAGTAGCACGGCTTGTATACAGAGTTGTGTGCAGATGGAGGTTGGTTGAGTATACAATGTAGCTACAGAGGATAGTTTTATAAAGTTTAGGTATATCCAATATAGTCTGTTGTTGGAATTGATGATAAAGCTCTAATAGATGAGCTAAACAGCAAAATTAAAATAGTTGCTGATATATATAATTTATTAAAACCCGAGGTGATTAAGTTCATTTCGGGTATTTTTATGCCATGAAGGGAGAACCTTTTTCTTTCTTTATATATTTCTTTCTTTTTGGAGAGGGATGTAGACGGTTAATATATTCGTAGAGATATATAAGTTATATATAGTTTATATATATCCTCTTAATGTACCCTAATCTCTTTATTCTTGCTACTTCTTTTTCTCTATTGGAGAGCATTTTGCACGCACAGTAACATACGACTCAGACCGGATATATATTCTATAGATATACAATAAACCTCATATAACGCATTTTAAGCCCTTCTGAGGCGTTATAATCACATCTGTGGGTAAGTTATCCACCTAGTCAATTATAAGTCGTTAGAACGCAAATAAATAGTGTTATACAAGATGCGATTAGAAAAACTCTACAAAACATTCGTAATTATGATAAACTAATTCTAAGCCAGTTTAAGCCCATATAATCTACTCGGACATACAAATACCCACAAGTGTATAGAAGTCCTCTTAAAACGCAAGGAAATAGGCTTAAATCGAATGTTGTGTATACGTGATGATAAAAAAATTTTTATTTTATTTTTCTGCGAACTGTTTTACATGTATAGAAATCTGGAACAGCAATAAATCAGACCCCTATATCATCTATTGGTAGGAAAGACCCCCTACCCTTTTATGTGCAATGGTGCGTATGAATGTAACGGCAATATGTTATAATGGTTAATGTAAGTATTAAAAAGTGCGAAGGCTTCAGTAAAAAAAAGCCATTTGTAGTAGTTCGTATGCAACGTAATGACAACCCATTGCTTGGCGCAATGTTTGGGTTTAGTAATTCATACGTTGCCGTTTTCGATTTATCTATTACTATTCCGCAAAAAGAGTGGGAGAGTGAAGACGCAGATTTAAACGAGTTCCTTAAACGTTTTAAAGGTCTTGTTGAGGAAAATCTTAGAGAGTTCAAATTCTATGACTTTAGCATTGAAGAACTTTCAGACGGAGCCTGTAAAAATGTACTCATTGTAAGTACAAAGCAAGTAATGACAACGCGCCGTATCTTGTCGCTAACAGACAAAGAGAGTAGCTTTGCAGTTGCTAAAGCAGCTTTCAATAGTGCTGTACTCAAAAAACGTTACAAAATGCTAACGGAGGAGGAAGCAAGCGAGTTGTTTAACAAACGTGCTAAAAAGGACGACGAGAACGACGAAGACTAACAATTAATGGGTGTGGTGTACTATGTGAATAGTACACCCACTCTTTTTTACATTAACCAACACACTGAACTTACATAGCATTAATATATAGCTTAAGATATAAAAGCTGTATAATTACATAAATTCTAAGCTAGACTACATTAGCTTTATGAGGAGATATAAGCGAGAGCTCTCCATTGTAGTAAAACAGCTAAACCAGTATAATATAGTGATGTTAAAAATACAAGCTATATTTACAGGTTGATAATGATTTAGTCAATTATTAGAATGCTGCACGACTATTATTAATTCTCTGCATCTATATTTGTATTTGTGGAAATTGATAATTTAAAATCAAACTATACAAGATAATATTAGTTTGATTAGTCCTGTTTGAGATTCGGCAGGCTTACATAGACAATATTACGTTTATGTAAAGTAAGCAGGGTGTGAATAACCAACACATCAAGAGCAAAGTCGTTGGTTTCGGCGGTATCTGTATACCTTAATACAGAAAGTTGTTCCACTTAAAAGGATTCAGGGTTAAGCGCACAATCTTGAACACTATGATAAAATACAGATGCGTCATAGTGCTTTAGTATGAAGGATTTAACTACTCCATGTAGGAATGTCTGTATCATTGCTACAAAAAGTTAAAGGGTTGAAATTCCCTGGGATACTGATTTTGTTAATCAGTATGTGGTCTAACAAACCACTTTACCCGAAACCCATCTATATGTTCTCTACCTTGACGTGGTTAGATGGCTCCCTATAGGGTCTAAGAGAGATAATAAATAATAACTAAATAAATAAAAGATATGGACAAAAAAATAATGTTTTATGGAGAATATTTCTATAAAATAAAGAAAGCTAAATTCAACTCTATTCTATCTGATTTAAGAAAAGAGTTAGATAGAGTAGGCTATTCATGGATGTTATTAGATTTTACATTAGAAAATAATGTAAAATGGTATTTAGATGACATGCTCGACTTATTGGAAAATAATACCAATAAACTAATAAATTCATTAGTGAATCGTTTATTAAAATTAAACGAGGAAGATGTAGATATAGAAGAGCGGTACAATGTTGTAGACAACGAAGGTAATTTGTTGTTAGAACACGGTTTCGGATGGCTTACCGAATTTGGGTACAGTAAATCTTTTATTTTAAAAGACGGTAAAAAAATAGAAATCTCTTATTGGGAAGACGGTGTACCTGGAGGGGTAAAATTCATCTAAATTAAAACAGAAAGTGTGTGGTTTTTATGCAGAGACCACACACTTTAAGCTAAAGAGTAATAGCTTTGTATTTACTCTAAAAATAGGGAAATAGTTCAAGTATAAACTAATACGTTACAAGCATAAACTACAGAGGATATAGAGCTAAGGAGTCATACTCTAACAACCTTCAAGAGTTGGCGTAAAAGTATGTAGTTTATAGTTTGATGGTTTTCTTAAGCTTAGTAACGAAATAAAAAAACTAAAGTAGCTCTTGTAAAAGTTTATACTGTGAGAGAGAACAAAACGTTCAATGATACATACAGCATAGTTACGGGTTTATATTATATATAAACAACGGGTTCGGACTACCGCCTGGATTAACTAATATATAGTAAAATTTAACTTTAAAATTAACAAACATGCAGTTTATCACAAATGATGCAAAACTTATTCCAACTCATTTTGAGTACAAAGGAGTTGGAATTTTGCAGGATTTAGACCCTGCAAAAGTTAAATTAATCAATAAAAATGATAATTATTTTATTGATATATTCGACACTGTATTTCTTCTTACAACAAGAGGAGAAAAGGTGATTCTTGAAAAATATAGGTCTTAAATTTAAAACATTATCAAAATGAAATTTATTAATCTTACACCACATACTGTATGCTTAAATAATGGTACACAGTATCCAGTATCGGGTAATATTGCTCGTGTAGCTGCATCTTTTAAAGAATCTGGCGATAATTTTTACACACAAACTTTTGGTGAAGTAGAAAACCTCCCAGCTCCAGTAAAAAATGTTTATTACATTGTTTCTGCAATGGTCTTTGCTGCTACTGATAGAAAAGATGTAGTAGCTCCTGCTACAGGACATCCTGAATGTGTACGTAACGAAAAAGGACAAATCGTATCTGTACCTGGATTTGTAACACGTTAGAGAATTGTTTTATTGTGTATTGACTTCCCAGTTGTTCGTAAGAGAACATTAAACAAAACTATAAAGGCTGGGTTTTAGTAAAACGTGTGAATTAACAAAGTAATAATTAATAAAATACATCAAACATGAAAGAATTAAATTTGCAAAACTTTATTGAAGAATCTGGACTATTAAAAGAAGTCGAAAAGATTACAACAATAAAAGTCAATGGTTTGCCAAATAAAGAAGACATAATGAAAGAGTTTAAGGGAGCTTTCTTAGATTACTTCTCTGATATAGATGGCAAGATTCTCGAAAAATACTCTGAGGTGTTAGAATCTTATGATATTCTAGTAAATCCAAAAAAATCTGTAATTAATACAACACTTTACGTTATTATAACTAAAAGATGTATGAAAACAATTTGCTTTTCTGACAAAGTTCTAGTATTAAATGGAATTATAACACTAGTGAATGTTAAAGAAGCTTATGCAAAAAATAACTCAATAGTTAAATTTGAAGGAAATAGCGATTGTTATATAAAGGCCTTAGATAAGTCTATTGTTACAATAAGTGGTAAAGCAACAGGATACTTTTATGACGAGTCAAGAGGAATAGCAAAAGGAAATTCTTACGCTTACTTTGAAAATAGTGGAAATTATGGCGAAAATATAGTTACAGATTCTGCTAAAGCAACAGCTTGTGGAGATAGAAAAACTTTATGCCTTGAAAAATCATTTTGCAAGTTTAAAAAAGATGGTTACAGAGGTACACTTTATGACGAATCTACAGCTATTGCAGAAGATGGAGCAATAATAAGTTGCTTTGACAAAGCTAAAGCTACAGGAAAAGACATCTCAACGATATATGCATATAAAAATTCTTCAATCGAATTAAAAGATTTCTCAAGATGTTTTCTAAATGAAAATGCAAAAGTGGAGGCCGAAGATACAACTGTAGTTTATGTAAGAAATTCAATAATTACAAGAAACGAAGAAACTCCAACAGCAATAATGAAAGGAGATTCTGTAATCTTTATTGAAGAAGGAATAAACAAAGAGAAAATTGTTCTTAAAGGTGAATCTACGTCGATTGTTTACAAAATATAGTTATTTATTTTTTTGTGTTCCGTTTGCTTTAGCATTACAGCTAGTACGTTAAGCTAATTTAAATTATAAAAGATATGGAAGAACTAAAAAGATTATTAAAACTTGCAAAATATACAGATTACGATAAAAGTCGCTTCTTAATAGCTCTTAAAAACCGATTTGAAGACGAAAAGTTTGATTTGGCTTCTAATTTCATTGAGGAGAATGAAGAAGAAATCAAAAAAGCTGGAATTGGTGTAAACCAATCAACTGGTTATGATTTTTATATTACAACAATAAGCACAGAAGAGATTTCTGATACTAAAATGGTTCTTGCAATTGACGGAAAAGTGCAAGTTGAAAACACAAGTGTAGCTTTCTGTTGCAAACAAGCAGAAGTAATTGCAAAAAAGTGCCATTGGCTAAATATTTATAACAAATGTTCAGCAAGAGCTATAGAATGTGATAATGTTGTAGCGTATCAAGAAAGCAAAGTAATATGCTATAATGTAAAAGACGTTACGTTGTACCAAAAATCATTTGGAGAATTAAGAGAAAAGTCAATTGGTGCAGCTTATAACGAATCTAGTGTAGATTGCCATGATAATTCAAAATGTGAATTATATAACAACACAAAGGGTTGTTTTTATCAATTTTCAAAAGGTATTTGTTATGAAGAATCTAAAGCATTTGCTTGTATGGATTCGGAATTAAAATTATACGAAGAATCAAATGGTTCTATTTACGACAACGTAATAGCAGAATGCAATGACTCTTCTTCATTGGGAATTTACGGCACAAAAGAAACAATTCTCGAATTTGGAACAAGAGCTAGAGTGTTTAATAAAGCCATAAATAAAGAAAAAATTGGTTGTATAACAGTCAAAAGAGGCTCTGTTGTATATGTTGAAGAAAACCCAAATTGTAATATTGTTACGAAGAAAGGAGCTATTATCATAAACAAAAAGACAAGAAAAGTAACTCTAAAATGACAAAGTATGGGAAAGATAATATTAACAGGAGATAGACCAACAGGAAGACTGCATTTAGGTCATTTTGTAGGCTCATTACTTCAAAGATTTCATCTGTTATTTGAAGAAGATACAGAACACATGTATATTCTCATAGCGGATATGCAAGCACTCACTGATAACATAGATAATCCGCAAAAAGTAAAAAATAATGTAATGGAAGTTGCATTAGATTATATTTCTGTAGGATTAGATGTATTAAGCAATAACAAATTAAGTTTTGTTTTACAAAGTCAAGTGCCAGCACTTTGCGAACTAACACAATTACTTACAAATTATGTAAGTGTAAAGGATTTAACAAAAAATCCAACTATAAAAAGTGAAGTTCAGCAAAGAAATTTTGAAGAAAATACACCTTTAGGATTCTTTATGTATCCCGTATCTCAAGCAGCAGACATATTAGGGTTTAATACTGATATAGTTCCTGCTGGAGAAGACCAAGAACCAATGATTGAACTAACAAGGAGAATAGTTAGGAAAATCAACAAAGAAGAAATTATCTTTAAAGAACCAAAAATATTGTTGCCGCCAAATGCAATTGCTGGTAGATTGCCAGGCATAGATGGTAACAATAAAATGAGTAAAAGTCTAAACAATTGTATATATCTATCTGATAATCCAAAAGAACTTTGGGAAAAGATTAGAAAAATGTACACAGACCCAACTCATATAAACATGAAAGACCCAGGACACATCGAAGGGAATGTAGTTTTTACATATTTAGAAGCAATTCAGGGCTTTATAGAATTTGATTTTTCAAAGATTTTTGGTCCTTCAAAGGGTATAGATTCTTTGTATAAACTTGAAGAAGCTTATAAAAGAGACGGCATTGGCGATATGTCATGCAAAGCTCTATTATTTAACTCATTAAACAACTTCTTGTTAGATATTAGAGAAAAGAGAGAAAAAGCTGTTAAAGATAAACAGAAGATTATGGATAAAATCCTCAGTGATTCTCGAGAGGCAAACAAAACAGTTAATAACAACATCCTTTTATTAAAGAATAAATTAAAAATAAGATATGGAGAATAAGAATAAAGATTTTACTGGAAAAATTTTAACTTGCGTGTTATTTTATATAGCAGGAGTGTTTTCAGTATATGGCTTAATAAGCCTTAATAAAGGGAGAATATTAAATTCTCTTGAGTATGCTAACTATAGAACTCTTGAATACAAACAAGAGGTTATAAAAGCATATCATGATAACTTCATGGAGACTTTTAATATACTTCGTGGAGTAAAAATAAATCAAGAACAATGGAAAGCTTATCACGAAAGTGTGAAAGAGTTACGCAAAGTTCTAGATAAAGAGGACACTGTTGATTAATATGAACAGTGTTAATCGAAAAAGAAAGTTAATAGCTAAGCAGATTATTAATCATGCTGAAGCTGTAATATTATCTACAGAAGCCTACAACCTGTATGAAAGGTCTTCTATAGATTCTAAAGAAAAATTTATTGTTAGTATCGACAATGATATTAACAATGCAATAAAGGGGTTGAAAGATTGTATAAGGATATTAACAACTCTTAAATAAAAAATTAGTACACGAGTTTTTCCTATAATTAGGTTTTATCGTGTACATTTAATTAAGTTAACTTAACTACACTAAAGACGGTCTCAAGTCCGTAAAAGTAGGAGAGAGTTAAATTGTTGTAAGCTCCTGTGTGAATAATAGTAACACTTATAAGAACTTTCTGGAGTGCACACGAAAGTGTGAATTTGCCATTATTTAAAATCTACAAGGGCATGTAGAAAACGCATGGATAGACGTTTTGCAAAATTTACAGAAGTAGTAGTAAATCATTATGATAAAAACTCTACAAATGAGTTAATGATAGACGCATCTCTTATTATAGCAATAAGAAGTGATGAGCTTGGTACTGAAATTATAACAAGCGATGAGAATTTCTTAGTTGCAGAAACATTCAATAATGTAAGAAAAATCCTAGCAATCTAAAATAACATCAAAATGAAAAAGTACAAAGTAAAATTACTTTCAAGACCAAGAAAATACTTGAAAGTAATAGCGTATATACGAAGTTTTTTGGAAATCAAAATAATAGAAGCAAAAGAGTTGGTCGATAATGCACCAGCAATAATTGCTGAATTTGATGACAAAAAAGATGCTATAAAACTTGAAGCATTATTGAAAAATTGCGATGCTGAAGTATCAATATCTGAAAACTAACAAATAATATGAAAAAAAATAAATTCAACTTTGAAGAGTTGTTAAAATTAATGGACGAAGCTGCACGCAAAGTTCATAAATCAAACGCAAAACATCAGATTGTAAAGCGTGTATATGACCCAAAGACTGGGAAGTATATAAAGACGAAAAGGTTCAAAACTAAGAATCACATGACAAGAAGAGAAGAAAGAGAGTTCTTCGGTCATGGATTTGGACCTCTCGAGAAAAAGTCATTGTTTATCAACATAGATGAAGGAGCTACTTTATTCTTTGACAAAAACAATAGTTTGTGCGATGTTGTTCCAGATAATTTTAAAGATATATTATCTGACTATCGTGGAGTTCCATATGGAATACTTAAATTGCAATTTGAAAATGGATAAAGATAAGAAAGTCCATATAAAAAACCAACTTATTCGACAGAGGAAAGATAAATCTTCTGTCGATAAGGTTGGTAATCAACGATTTAGGTTATTTTTTAAGTCTGGTAACGCAACTATATTAGTTGCAAAAGGACTTACTAAAAACCAAATTAAAATTCTAACCGGAGAGTTTAAATCAAACCTTGACAACTATAATTCAAAAATTGAAGGGGTTTGGTTAGTTATTAAATAAAACATTATCAAAATGAAACAAACATCTGAAAACAAAAGAAGAGTAAGATTACTTGGACTTAAAGAGTTCCAAAAGACTGATAGAGCAAGAAAAGCTCGTCAAGCAGCAAAAAACAAAAAAGGTGGTAAAATTAAAAAGAGTTTACCAAATGTAGAAAGCAATGAGAGGAAGCTGCATAATTATGTAACTATAAACATAAAACCTTTCCACCACACAGATGACAAGAGCAAGTTTGCAAAGAAAGTTGTCAAAAAAGAAAGGGTGGAAAAAGCACCACCAAGAAGGATATTGTGTATCATTGTTCCAAATGGATTTTCTGTTATTACAGATAATACAAGAAAGAAAAAGATATACAAACGTGGTGTAAAACACGAAGTGTTAAGCGTTGAAGAGAAAGATGTGAACATAATGGCGCATAACGAAAACGCTTGTAAATACATACTAACAAAAGCGCTAATACCAGAGTCAATAATTTCTATTGGTAGAAATTATTGCACAGTAGCTCTTAGAAGTCAAAAAGACGAGTTGGATGTAATGAAAGCATTAG